TCTCTTTGCCACATATATGTGCAAAATATTGTGCATCAAATTTTAATTGATTCCAAAATTTATTCTGTTCTGGTGTCAAAATAAATCTCCAAAAGTTATAACAATACTAGTATTATACTAGAATGCCGATATATTGTCAAACGGGTTTATACTCGAAAACTTTCACCGCATCCACATTCGCCTCGAGAATTTGGATTGGTAAACTCGAATCCTTCATTGAGTCCATTGCGGACCCAATCCATTGTTAAGCCTGCTAGGTAAGGCTCATCTTTCAAACTGACTAGTACACAGAAATCGTTTTGGGCATAATTGATTATGCCTTCTTCTCCGTCATACTTGTCCACATATTCCAACACATAAGCCAGGCCACTACAACCTGTGGTTCTTACACCTATGCGAATGCCGACACCCTTACCACGTTTGGCAAGATTTTGTTTAATCTTCTTTTGTGCCGTGTCGGTTACGATAATCATTTACGGCCGCTTTAATACAATCTTCAGCAAGAATTGAACAATGTATCTTGACTGGAGGTAAAGCTAGTTCTTCGGCAATTTGGGAATTTTTAAGATTAACAGCATCATCAATATGCATACCTTTAACCCATTCAGTAACCAATGAGCTGGACGCGATTGCTGAACCACATCCGTATGTCTTGAAACGAGCATCTCTAATAATACCATCTTCGTCTACTTTGATTTGTAATTTCATTACATCACCGCAACTGGGGGCTCCCACCATACCTGTACCCACAGTAGGATCATTCTTATCAAACGATCCTACATTTCTTGGATTCTCATAATGATCGATAACTTTGTCCGAGTATGCCATTAATTTGGTACTAAAACTATTTTTTGAGTATTTGTAGCAGGATCAATCATATACTGATAGTGATAGCCTGCTGGTGGAGGCAATGTTCCTGGAGGGTTTACATAAACTACGCTAGGTTGCGGAGTTACATAAACTGGTTGTTGTTCAACAACTACTGTACGAGGTTGGGCGATTTCATAACCAATCACTCCACCAATTACAGCTGGAGCGACCCAACCCATTCCGTAACCACCACGATAGCAACAACCACCTCGATAATGAAATCCTTCGTGTGCTTGTGCTGTTGCTGTTCCGACTAATGCCAATAATGATAAAGCAAAAACTATCTTCTTCATAATATACTCCTTAGCGTATAATATAATAACGCCTTAGACTTGTATTTAGTTGACTTATTTTGACTCTTTTCGAGCGTTCTTAACTGCTGTTACATCATTTCGTGTTTCTTTGCACAATTTTGCCAATTCTTGCAAGTGTTTGCGAACACGGGTACCTGCGGCACCTACTTCTTTATCATAGAACTTTTCAAAGTCACCTTCCATTGCTTCTACTAGTGCGGTGAATTCTGAATATTTGTTTGTAGCCATTTAAATCTCCTTTAAGGCAAGTACGAATACTTAGCACTAGTATATACTAGCAGAAAATAAATGTCAATTATTTTTGGTATAAATATGAGTATGACTAACCTTTCTAGATTAAATGACATCGGAACTGGCACTTGTCCAACTCCTGGACACGGCGCATATACTACCGTTTATGTTTCGGGCGCGACAACTGTTTTTACAAATAATTTACCTCAAATGATTGTTGGAACTATTGGAAAACAAAGTTGTGGACATTCGTCGACTGCATTGTCTGGATCGCCTACAGTATTTGCAGAGAACAAACCGGTGCATAGAATAAATGACATTGGTGTTGGCGGAGCCGGTGATACGTATGTGTCTGTTTCGGCATCCGGTGATACAGAGGCAGGAGGTTAATATGGGTCTAGCAGATATAGCCAATTTAGCAAAAGCACAAGCCAGTGCGGCTACCAATTTAGCAGATGCGGCAAAAGCGGCATCAAGTTCATTTGTAATACCGGGAAGCATAACAAGTGCGGCCGATACTGCTAGGGCGGCAGCCGGTTCAGCAGCCGATGGAGCTCTTCCATCTTACTCTAGCATGTTAAGCAGTATACAGTCTGGTTCAATTAATGTCGATGTATCAGCACATCTTGGAGCACTGTCTGCTATTGGAGTCGATACCAGTTCAATATCTTCTGCTATTAGTTCAGCTCAGGCTAGTATGCATACTGACATGGCTGTATCTAATGCCGCAATAGCCCAAGCATATAAATCTGCGCAGGCCGCAGGTACTACTCCGTCAGCAGACGATTTAGCCGCGGCCACTGCTCCTCTTAGTGTTTTAAAAAATGCACAAAGTCTGTTATCTAGTGCAACATCTAGTGTACAGTCGGCAGTAAGTTCTCATGCTAGCACATTAGGTGCTAGTTTAACTGGAGATCCTATTGCAGACACACACGCTGTGGCTAGTGCTGTAAATGCATTTAATGCCACAGTACCTGTTGCTCCAACTGCACCTACTCCTCCACTGGCATCTGTAACAGTTAGTGGAGTCACTTTGCCCAACCCAAGTTATTCATCACAGTTATCAGCATTTAATTCAGGACCACAAGCGGCCTATACTGCGGCACAGGGTACTTATAATAGTCAAATGTCTGCGTTCACATCTGTTCCATCAAATGTAGCTGGGTTAAGTGCTGTTAGTGCCATATCAAGTGCAGTTAGTAGTATTGGTAGTAGTTTATCCAGTAGTTTTAGTAGTTTAGTATCAACAGCATCTGCCGGTACATCTAGTATAATGAGTACACTCAAAGCAGATGCCATGCTGTCATCATTGACAAAACCGATGCCAACGCAATTGTCATCCATTGCCAGTAGCAATCTTAATTTAAATCAAATTAGTAATTACACTGCTATCAAAGCACAAGAAGCTCCACAAAAATCGGTTATAGCAACGTCATCGGATTCGGTGCGGCCAACAGGTAGAACTGTTGCAAGCCATGTTGCAGATCTCCCGCCGGCTGCTGTTTCAGACAAAGATGCAAACCGTATTTGGTCGTATGAACTAAAAGGTTTATCTAATGATCAATTAAAATATAATCACCAATACTGGGCAATATTTGGAATATCCGATCCAGATGCAGTGACACAAGATCAAAAAACAAAAGCTATGAGTGATTGGATGGGGAATGAATTTACAAAGATATTAGGTGCAGATGCCGCCACAAATAGAACAAACTATATTGCCCTTACAACTTCTAAAACAGATAAAACCACCTGGACTGACGGTGAACAAGCTATTGCCGCTCAATATAAAAAGGATAGAGAAACAGTAAACGCTTCTACAGATTATGTGAATATGCAAGCGGCAACTACTACAGCAAAACAATATTATGAATGGTATAAACTTGCGTATGATGCTTGGATTAAAGAAGCTAGCAGATATAGTTTACCTGCAGATCTATTAACCCAATTATCTACTTATAAGGCTTAAACTAACTTAATGCCTGTAGTTTGTTCTGTATAACGATCTGCGGCATCCTTGATAGTAGGTGCCAATACCATTATACTGTTTTTCATAATAGTAACATCTTTATCTGGATCTGTGGTAAACAAGAATGGTACTAGACCGATTCCGTCCTTAGTCGCTGTCAGGCACAAAGGTTTACTCACTGTAACACCCATTACGCCATCTTCTACCAATTTAGCAACAATCTCTTCACCAGCTGTAGTTTTAATTGTAACTACTTCGCCAACTGCCATACCTTTTGAAATTAACATATTATACCTTTTGAAAATGCGCTCTTAATTCTGTAAAGCCGCCAATTAATTTATCATCTAAAAAAATCTGTGGCACAGTTCTGGCATTGGGCACAGCTTCTAATAGTTGTTCTCTTGTCCAATCTTTGTTAATGTTGCGTTCTTCAAATTCAATGTTCTTCATTTTTAGAAGATTCTTCGCTTGGTCGCAATACGGACATTGATTTTTACTCCATACTATCGCTCTTGTCATTCTTGTTCCTTTTTGTTATTATAGCGCAGGTAAGGCATCGTAGTCAATGCCTTCGCTCATAACTCCTATTACGTAGTTAGTGCTCTCCGACTCCTGTAATGCTGTTTGTTTCTTACTAGTATCAACGTGTTTGTTGAACCAAGGAATTGGAGTAGACTTAGGTGCGGCCTGTTGATATTTAATACCAATATCTTTAAGTGCGCCAACTGCTGTGTAGTCTACAAAGTCTTTTAGAATGTTTGCGTTCAATCCAATCACAGGACCTTTCTTAAACAAATAGTCTGCCCATTGTTTTTCTTCACGGATAACATCCATGTACAATGCGTAAACTTCTTGTTCACATTCTTCTTTGATTGCGGCAAAGCGTGTGTCTTCTTTAACCACTTGATTGATTAGGAAAGCAGTCCAACCTTTGTGTAGCAATTCATCTTGTAAAATCAAACTGATAATGTTACCGTTACCAATAAAGATTTTGTTCTCAACCATGGCTAAACTAGTTGCAAACGATACCATAAAGCGAAACGCTTCTAGTGCATAGCTGGCGTGTAAGGCTAGATAAATTGTTTTGATATGAGTTGTTTCATCAATCTGTTCACCTAGTTCTTTACGGCAATTGATTTGATGTAAGTCATCATAATATTTGCCAATGCTTGATGCCATGTTGACAATTTCGTCAGTGTCATGGATTGTGTTGAACACTTCTTTAGGCACACCATAGATATTACGTATGATGTGGCTGTACGAACGACTGTGTATGTTCGTTTCAAAAAATGTCCAGTTATAAACTAACGCTTCGAGTTCCGGCAAACTGACAACAGGTGTAAAGATTTGGCTGGGCCCACGTCCTTGCAAACTATCAAGTGCTGTTTGACGGAGAAGATTCGAAGTAAAAATATGTTTAATCGCATCGCTTGCATCCTTAAAGTCATTGGCGTCTTTACTAAGACTAATTTCCTCAGGTTGCCAGAAGAAGCCTCGGGCTGTCGCTTCAAAATCTGCAATCTTCTTGTATTTAACCTCTTCAAATCGTTGAATGGTTACTGGACCTGCTGGATCCAAGAACATCTTACGATTTAAATAGTCTGTTTTAGTTTTTAAGTTATATTGTTCTTGGCTCATTAATATTTTCCTGATGCAAGTACAATCTTGCAAATATGTTCTAATCTTTCAATATGCTCATAGGCACGCCATGGGCTAGTATCAATAGCAACGACTCCGTGTCCTTTAATACCTACAATATCATAAGCAATGTTACCTTGATTATCTAATCCTAGCTTGTCAAAACATTGATCTGCTAGTTCTTGACTGATAGGAGGAACATCAGGTACATTGGGTGCTACTTTGGTATAACGATTAAGTTCTGGAAATGCTGAACTAATAGTACTAAGATCAATTCCGGCATGCATTGCGGCAATACAGTAAGTAGGATGTACATGTACAACTACACGAACTTCTCCACTATGGTCTCCCATTTCTTTTTGCAGACCAAAATGTAATGGTATCTCTCCACTAGGCTCTAAATTCTTACTGATGTCAGTATACTCTAGCTCTTGCCAGTTATATCCATATGAACCAAAGCCCGTGTCCCATTTACCAATTTGAATTTTCTTAAATTGATCTGGTTGCAAAGTCTGTTTACGCACACCACTAGGAGTGATATAAAAATGACTACGGTCGTGATGTCGTATACTGACATTACCATCACGACTGGTAATCCAATTACGCTTGTATGCGTCTACTAATATATCACAAATAGTTTCTAGCATTATAACTTACATGCCTCGCAATCATCTTCTAGTTCTTCAAAATGGAATCCATTAACTTGGACGCCATCTACTTTTGTTTCTTCTACTTCAACATTCTTACTGCCAGCTTTGTTGATTAGGCTGTAGTAGAAAGTTTTTAATCCCCACATTTGAGCTTGCATCAAATTCTTAGCAATCAATGTAGTTGGTACTTTACGGTCCGCAAAGTGTGCTGGATTGTAAAATGTGTTTGTACTTATGCTTTGGTCAATATAGGCGGCAAGAACTGCGGCAGTTTTCAAATAGCCGTCACAGTCCTTTTGTTCCCACATTAACTGATACTTGTTTTTAAGTTTAGCATACTCTGGTACAACCTGTGTAAACGATCCTGCTTTACTTTCCTTTGTGCTAATCAAGCTCATAGGCATTTCAATTCCATTAGTGCTGTTTATAACAACACTACTGCTTTCAACTGGTGCAATGGCCATTAAGGTTGCATTACGAACTCC